CAATATGCCCGACCTGAAAGCCGTTCCGTTCGACCCAAAGAAGAAAGTCCGGGTCAAGATGCCGGTTTCCTGCCGCTGCCGGGCAGAACGGCGGAAGCAGGAAGAACAGATGCTCATGCAGGACCGGGAGATGAAGGCGGCGGAGTCCCTGAAAAGGCAGAGCCTCATGGATGAGCGCCTGCGGGGCATCAGCTTTGACAAGTTCCAGCAGACCAAAGACAATGCCTACAACCTGAAGCTCTGCCTGCGGTATGCAAAGCATTTCGACGAGATGCTGGCAAAGAATCAGGGGCTTTTGTTCTATGGAGGGGTCGGAACCGGCAAGACGTTCGCAGCGGCCTGCATTGCAAACCATCTCCTGAGCCTGAAAATTCCGGTGGTCATGACCTCGTTCGTGAAGCTGCTGGAATCCATGCAGGGCTTCAGCGAAGATGACAGCGCTCTGATCGCCCGCCTGAACCGAGCCAAGCTGCTCATCATCGACGATCTCGGCGCAGAGCGCAGCACAGATTTTGCTTTGGAAAAGGTCTACGACATTGTGGACAGCAGGTACAGGACAAAGCTCCCAATCATCCTCACCACGAACCTGAGTATGATCGAATTGAAAGAATCGACCGACATCCGCTACACCCGAATTTACGACCGTATCTTTGAAATGTGCTACCCGATGCAGTTCAAAGGCCAGTCGTGGAGGAAGGCGGAAGCGGCGCGGCGGTTCGACGCAATGAAGAACTTTTTGGAGGGCGACGATGGATAAGATCATCATTGCAAGCGCTGAGGACCGGCTGACCGTAGCAGCCATCCTCGTAAAGAACGACTACACCGTCCGGCAGGGCAAGCAGCTCCGGCCGGGCAAGAAAAGCTACGAATACTATCTGGAGTACGCTCCGAACGACAAACCGAAGCAGGCGGCAGGGGAATGAGGACGCAATTCTGCATCTACGGGGAGCCGCGAGGTAAGGAACGCCCGAAATTCTCGACCGTATGCGGTCATGTGACAGCAAGAACCCCGGAGAACACGGTTCTGTACGAAAACCTCGTAAAGACCGAGTACAGAATCCAGTCCGGGGTTCGGTTTGCTGATGACGCCATGTTGAGTGTGAGGATTTTTGCGTTCCTCTCCGTCCCGAAGTCGGCCAGCAAGAAAAAACACCTTGCCATGATCGACCGCCTGATACGCCCGACACGAAAGCCTGATTTCGACAACATCGGCAAAATCATCTGCGATGCCTTGAACGGCATTGCCTACCGCGATGATGCCCAGATCGTAGATGCGCTGGTTCGGAAGTTCTACTCCGACACCCCGCGTGTTATCGTTGAAATCTCGGATATACCGTATGAACAGTAAAGGAGAAAGACTATGAGCGACAAAACGTATGTGCTGTCCCTGAGTGCGAATACCTTCAACGCCTTCAAGATGGACTTCGACAGCGCCCTCCAGCGCTTGCTTCAGAAGATGGACAGGCTCCAGAGCGACAGCGCCTCCATCAACTGCAAAATCAGCGTGACACTGACCCCGGCTCCGGAACGGAACTTCGATGCAACGCGGGAGGGGGACACCGTGCAGGTGATGAAGCCCAGCTTCAGCCACGAGATCAGCACCGAAATCAAGGTCAAGGACAAAACTACAGGCAACCTCTCCGGCAACCGCAAGCTGGTGTGGGATGAGGAGCTGATGGAGTATGTGATGAAGGACATCGACGATGGGCAGACCTCGCTTTTCGACACGGCACAGAGCCGCCAGAATGCTGCACCCCCTGTGGAGCAGGAACCGCCCCAGCTCCCGGAAGGCATCGTGGATGTTGACTACACGGTCATCAGCGATGACAAGGGCTACATCCTGCGCAACCCCGATAAGTGCGGCATCAAGGACCAGTGGGGCGTCCTCAAAGTCCTTGTGGGAGAGCGGATGACGGTGAGCCGGAGTGCAGGCCACTGCTATGCGGAGACCGCGGGCGGCATCATCGCCCTCGGCTCTGCCTACCTCGCAGAAGACCCCCGCCATGTGGATGACAGCATTCTGGAGCCTCATCTGGCAGAGGAAATCGCCTGCAACGGCTTCGGCACGGTTCAGGTCGGCGACCATGAGGAGCCGGAGAAGATCGTGGTAGAGTGTCTGGAATGCGGCGGCATCCTGCTGGAGGTGGAGAACCCCAACTCCCGGAAGGGTGATGCCGAATGAGGTACGGAACCTGTTTTCTGTGCGGAAAGACCGGTTGGCTGGAGGAGCACCACGTTTACCCGGGGCCATTCCGGGACAAGTCCGAAAAGTATGGCCTGAAGGTGGGCCTGTGCGGCGAGAGCTGCCATCGGAACGGCCGGTATGCGGCGCACCAGTGCAGGGAAACCTCCGATGCCCTGAAGCAGTTCTGGCAGATCAAGTACATGATGGCCCACAAGGCCAGCGTCGCAGACTTCCGGGCGGCATTCGGGAAGAACTATCTGGAACTCGACTACTACGATGATGAAAGGAGCTACCCCATGAACATTATTGCCATCAGCGGCCGCTTGACACGCGACCCCGAACTGCGCACCACTCCCAACGGAAAGCCCGTGGTGGAGTTCACGGTTGCGGTTGACCGGCCCGGCGTTAAGGACCAGACGGACTTTATCGACTGCGTGGCGTGGGAAAAGAAAGCTGAGTTTGTCGCCCGGTATTTCAAGCAGGGAAAGCGTATCGAGGCAAGCGGTGCCCTTACCACACGCACCTACGAGAAAAACGGGATGAAGCGCAAGCGGACGGAGGTTCGCTGCGATCAGGTCTTCTTCGGCGAGTCCAAGAAAGATAGCGGCTCCACCCCGCAGGCAGCGCCGGAACCCACGAACGATGATTTCCGCCCGCTGCCCGATGATGATGACATCCCGTTCTGAGAAAGGAGAACACATGGAAGAAAATAAGAATCCCCTTATGGGCCATGTCGTAAAGGTCCCTGCACAGGTGTCCGGCATCCCTGACGGAGTGCAGATGACGGTGAACGCAGCCGTGACCACCTTTGCGGCGGTCGATGGCAAACCGGCTGGCATCGAAAGCATGGGTACGGCAGAATGCAATATGCTTGCCAGCTATACGCGGGGAACGGTCTCGTTCTCTGTCCACGGGGAGAAGCCCGTTATGGTGAGCGTCCGTCTGGATGAGTTGATGAGACTCTTGCAAGCTGCTGCTGTATGTCACCACGAGCAGGAAGACAAGAAGAATGCTGAGGAGGAAAAGGCATGAGAAAGCTGTTTACGTCTGAGTCTGTGACCGAGGGCCATCCCGACAAGGTGTGCGACCGTATCTCTGATGCGGTGCTGGATGCAGTGCTTGCTGTTGACCCGAACGGCCGGGTGGCCTGTGAGACCTGCTGCACCACCGACACGGTGTTCATTGCAGGCGAGATCACGAGCAAGGTCGATGTGGATATTGAGGGCATTGCCCGGCGGGTCCTGCGTGACATCGGCTACACCGGTGGGGCATCTGGCTTTGATGCCGATACCTGCAAGGTCATGGCGTTCGTCCACAAGCAGTCCCCCGATATTGCAATGGGAACCAGCGACACGGTGGGCGGCGCAGGCGATCAGGGCATGATGTTCGGCTATGCCTGCAACGAAACCCCGGAGCTGATGCCCCTGCCCATCATGCTTGCGCACAAGATGGCCTACAAGCTCTCCCAGACCCGCAAGGATGGAACCATCCCCTTTATCCTGCCGGATGGCAAAACGCAGGTAACGGTGGAATATGGGGAGGATGGGATGCCCTCCCGCATTGACACCATCGTCATTTCCACCCAGCACTACGAAAATGCAACGGAAGAACAGCTTCTGGAGTCTCTGACGGAGCACGTCATCACCCCGATTCTGAAGTATGCCAAGCACTTTGCCGGTGTCTATGGTGGTGACCTTGACATTGATACCTACGACCTGTACGTTAACCCGACGGGCCGGTTCGTCAATGGTGGGCCTGCTGCGGACACCGGTCTCACCGGGCGAAAAATCATCGTTGATACCTACGGTGGTTATGCTCCGCACGGCGGTGGTGCATTCTCCGGTAAAGACCCCACGAAGGTTGACCGCAGCGCGGCGTACATGGCACGGTACATCGCCAAGAACATCGTGGCTGCCGGAATCTGTAGCCGGTGTCAGGTACAGCTCGCCTATGCCATCGGGGTGGCCGAACCCGTGTCCGTCCGCATCGACACGTTCGGCGGAGCAGATGAGGAAAAGCTGGTCAAGGCCGTACGACAGTGCTTCGGTCTGACTCCCCACCAGATCATCGAGCATTTTGACCTGCGCCGTCCCATCTACGAACAGACATCCGCCTACGGCCATTTCGGCTGTGTAACGGGAATCATTCCCCCGTGGGAGGAGACCGACATGGATGAGCAGCTGTGGAAAGCATACTGTCAGGAATAAGCTCACCGGAATAGCAGAAGCGTAAGAGTAAGGGCAAGCCGTTTCTCCCCGAAGGGGGAGGAGCGGCATAGCCCGTTATGGGAGGTTTTGATATGGCACAGGAAGACATGAACGTCACCATTCCCCCGGAAATGATGCAAGAGATCGTACGGGTGGCATCGGAAACAGCCATTGAAAAGTTTCAGCACGAAGCGGAGCGGAACCGAAAGGCCGTCAAGGACAAGCGCCTGCATAATACCAAGCTGCTGCTTCAGAACTACCACTGCTTTGTAGAGCATAGCAAGAGTGCCGTGTATGAAGCCAGCCAGCTCTCCGAGGATGATGACTTCGAGGAGTTGATGGAGGAGCTGATGAGTCAGAGCGACGGCAGGGTGAGGGTCCCGGTAGTGAGGAGCATTCAGGAGAGTGCTGCCCATACCCGCATCATCGTCCAGCACATTGACCGTATGCTGGAATGCTACAAGTTCATCTGCGAACACGCCAAGCGCTCGGAGGAAATGCGCCGGTATCGGACGATTTACAGCCTCTACATCGCAGACGAACCGAAGAATCAGCAGCAGATTGCTGATGAGGAACAGGTTGACCTCTCGACGGTGTTCCGCGACCAGAAAGCAGGCATTTCCAAACTGAGCGCCCTGATTTTCGGGTGGC